TTTTTAAATTCAATTTTTTAAACAATTTTCTGTTTACGTCTTTAAGGGTTTCCCGCAATTTGGATATGTTGCTAACTGTTTTAATAACAGCTAACTAGCATCTGGGTTTGACGAATATTATCGCCCTGAGACCACAACATGTTTTTACCAAAAGAGAGCTCAGATCTTTTGGGTTGGATACTTTTCTGCCCTACAGATTTTAAGGCAATGAGAGGTAATGCCAAACCAGGGTTGCGGCAAAACCAGAAGAGAAGGGGAATGTAGAGGGTAGTCTCAGGAAGAGTTCTGCGAGGAGCACAGACTTGGTTGGGTCCACCGCTTGAAGCACAGGGTCCAGAGACATCAGCAAAGGCAGGATCAGTGATGTAGGTAAGTTGGGTTGTGTTACCAATCATCTTGAAGTATCCGCGTTGTTGCTCGGAAGACATGGTGAGTTGATTCCAGATGTGCATCCAGTCACCGTATTGGCGGTCAATGCGTTGGCCACCAATCTCAACCTCGACTTGGGCAATGAGTTGCTCACCAACGTAATCTAACCAACGGGCATAGACACCATTAGCGTTAGCGGCAGCTCCAAGTTGAGCATTGGCAACGCTGTTCATGGATTGGTTGATCTCGGGAAGAGTGACTTGGAGGTAGGTGCGGTAGCAAAGATCTCCATTACGGGAGATTGTGCATGTAACACGGCGACCAAAGTCGGCTTGTCCAGAGAAGGTTTGTTCGATGGACTCCATAGCAAAGTTGGTATGGCGTCTGTACGACACCTTCCAGAAAGTGATCTCGGGGGTTCCAGTAAGGAACACGTCTTGTGCGCCATAGGCGACTAATTGCATTAAACCTCCTGCCATTTCGGAATATTTTCCTTATATTATTCTCAAAGAAAATAATTTTGGAAAATTGAATTTAATTCATTATTTTAATATTCTAAAATATTGAACTGCCATAAATGTTTTTTTAATTTTTTACCCACATAATAAGCAAAGAAATAAAATATTTATATATAGGGAATTTTCTATTACAAATTACTAAAAATTCCTAAATGAATATGAATTATTCATTTCAATAATTTTAATTAAATATTTTATGTAAAAATATGTAAGGACTATTCGTGTTTTTTTATCCATACATTCTTTGCGGTTACAAAAGACTGGATAACCCATATCCTATTCGTGCATAAATACATTTATGCACAAATAGAGATTAATCTTGCCAATTATTCTAATGGATTAGAAGAAAAATTCGAAATAAGAAAATCTTCTAAATAATTCTCTTGAAATATTTCTCTACGATTCTCGTGTTTTTTTGTAAAAATGTAGGAATCTTTTGATTTTTTTACACTCCATCCTCTATCAAGTGCATTTGCTATAAATAGTAATTTTCTAAAGTGTGATTTTTCTAATTTAATATTATCAATTAAACTTGTTGTTAATATTTCTTTTGTCATATATAAAGTTTCTCTATTTAAAATAATATTTTCAACCGATTCTTATTTGTTGTACTTCTAAACTGTTTGTTTTTTATTTTATGTGTTTTTCTATAGTTTTTTTTTATTGTTTTTCTCTTACCACCCCTAACACCTATTTGGACTCTATCATTAAATGGATTTTTTGATAAACCATTGTTTTGTGGACCACCTGTACTCATTTTTGGCATTAATTGATTTGTCTTTTTTCCATCGAGTATATTTTTACTATCTGATAATAAAATGACTTTAATTTCATCCGGAAAGTGATGGTAATTTTCAATTTCTATTTCATATTTAGTTGGCAAATGAAGGATAAAATATAAATTTCTACGAAATTTCTTAAAATCAGAATCAGGCATATCAATTAATAATTCGGTTAATGGTTTTAGAAATTCATTGCGATTACCTCCATTCATACCACCACCGGTTTGTGGTGCTAATATGCCACTTCCTAATAGTAACTGTTTAAATAAATCATCTAACCCTTGATGTATAATAGGTTCTCCGTTTCTTTTTTGAATTTCGTTTTCGAGATAATAATAAAGAATCATATTTACATTAAATTGATCTCTTCTATATTTTGCAAATTTACCTGTTAAATTTCCCAAATCATTTCCATCATTATCTGTGCTATTAAATGTTACTGTATTTAATTCTAATAGTTTGCGAAATGACATAACTGTGAAATCTGGTTTATCACCCCATAATGATAACCATTTATTTTTAGCCCTCGTAACAGTAGGCTTATTATCCATATCATCTATATCAGTATTTTCATCAATAAAACTATCCATTTGTATATAAAAATTAATATATCTACAAAACGCTCTTCGTTGTTCAAACGGTGCACTACCTAAATATTTTCTATCTCTTAATTTGTCAATATTTTCCCGTTCACTTTTTCTTTTAAATATTTCAATAAAGGTATTAAATCCATTGTCCTCTGTAATTTTTAATTTAGCCATGATATCGCTTTTTAAATTAATTAATGATCGTATTACAGACTCATCATCATAATTACCGTCATCGACATTTTTGTACGATAATTCATATAACCGTTTAAAAACATTTTTTTCATTTAATGACGAACTATTGCTTCTTAATAATACTGGAATTTTAAAACTATCATTTTTGGAAATTTTTATTGATTCAATAAATAACATGATACCAATAAATCCCCTTAAAAAAATATCAATATCATACGATTTTTTAATTAAAGCTTTTAAATCTCCCACACTAGTTTCTTCGCCAGTATAGGTTTTTATTGTTTCCTTACATTTATCAATATCAACATGTCTTAATGCAGTTATAATTTCATGAATATTATCATTACATACAATTCCTGGTTTTACTAATAATTTCATTCTATTTAATAATACATCAGTTGTTTCATCATCTTCTGTTAATAAATGATGACTTTCTTCTTTTGCTAATACAGGCGTTGTTGGAGCAGGTGGTGGAGTAGGTTGTGCGGATTTAGCTGGAACCGGTGGAAGTGGTAATTCCGTAGTTTTTTCTGAACATTCTATTTCCGTTATTTCATTCGATTCTAATTGTTCGCCTGCTATTTTTATAATAATCTCAAATGATAAATTTTTTGCTTTATCAGAAATATTCTTTGTTTTATCTATAACGCTTTTGATTTGACTTATAAAATGATTACATACATTACAAAATCTATCTGATTTCAAGGAATTATATATAGGAAGTATTACTGTTGTTATGCCAAATAATTGTGTTGTTCTTTCTAAAAATATATCGGAATTTCTTGGAATTTTCATACTAGTAACTGCACTACTAAAAGGATGGCAATTTGTTATATTTGTAAATATGCCTTTTGGTACAATTTTTGCAAGTTTCGTTACAGTCGTATCAGAATTTGCCTCAGCATAACTTTTATGCATTTCTTTCAATTTACTTATTGTTGCAACAGAAATTTCATATTTTTTACTTAATTGTATTATTTCATAGATAACCATATCTATCATTTTACAATTAGGTATTAGTGTTTTTAATATTTCCCTTTTCTCCAACTCTTTTTTCTCTTGATCTTTTTTACCTTTTGTAGTTTTAGATGCAGCAGATTTCGTTTCAAATTCTTTATTAATATTTCCATATGCAATTTTTACGCTATCTATACAACTTATTATCCAACCTTTGATATCACTAATTAATTGTTCAATTGTACTATAAGATTTAATATCAAAGGGTATCTCAATCTGACTGCCATATTCATGTATTATTTTATTTAATTTAATTATTTCGTTATTCGGATTAAAAGTACCATTTAAAGGATCATCGTCAACTGATAACATTAAATTTAATATTGGTATTGATGCAAAAAAAGTTAACAAAAAGCGATGATAATAAAAATCATTATCATTTTCTTCATTGTCAAAGTTAATAGATAATAAATCTCTATTTATTGATATAATTGATCTAGTATCTGCCTCTTTACTTAAATCATCCAATGCTTTCAGGTTTCTTGTCATTGATTCTAATTCTATTCCATCTATATTTATTGATAAAGTCTTATCAATTTGCTTGGAAATATCAGTTAAATCTTTTCTAACAAAAATAGTGAATCCTTTTTGAGTATTTGCTATAACTATAGGACAATTATAGTTTAATGCACATACATATGCTATTCTATCGAATGAACAAAAAGCATGATATCCATTCGAATCAAATTCTTCAATATTGTTAGCTATTTTATTACCGGCAGATTGTCTAATAAATCGCATTAAATGTAGTTTTTTATTACAACATGATAATGATTGAGATGCATCGCCTAATTTTTTTGCCAACACCTGTGTTTCTGGAGAATAATCCATTACTTCATCAAGCTTTAAATTTGTGTTGGTAGTAGATGTATCTTTAATGAATTTAACGAAACGTTTTAAATCATTACCCTTTGCCCTATAAGAAACCAATTCACTTTTATTCAAAATACCACTACCTTTTGCAGCCAAATCTTTATCAGCATATGCAAAATATTTGGGTTTAGTTGGATCGGTTATTATCAATACTGCTTCATGTTTTGTGTAATCGGTTTTATTATCTGTTTTAATTCCTAGATAAAGATCTTTATTTGTAAAAATCATGTTTTCTGGAATTTCCTCACTAAATTCATAGCGTTCTTGATTCCTACGATTATTCCAATTTGGATAATAATTTACACGAGACTTTGTTGGATCTTCCCAACAAAATAAAAACCGATTATTTCCGTCTTTTCGAAAATAATTAGGATACATTTCTTCTCTTGATCCCTCTTTATATTTTGGATCATCAGTATGCCAACTAGTTTTTCCTGCTGGATCATATAATGTTTGTGCATTCTGAACCCAATAAAATGTTTGACTGTTTGAACTATTAGCAAATTTTAAATCTTCGCGAACGTTTGCATATGCTACATCACAAACTATAAATACATCATCACTAACACCCATATCATTTAATGCTTGCTGTATTAACGATTCTTTTTTGGAAAAATCATGTTGTTCACGAGACACATATCTTACCTCATATCTTGAAGATATATTTTCTGATAAATTTTCTGAAATATATGTCTCTTTTGCTTTATTATTACCTACAGATTCTACACCTTGTTTCATAATTTGTAAATCTATAAATTTATCTTCATCGACTATTGCACAACCTGTATAACTAGATGGTATATTTTGCGTTACATATTTTTGTATTTCATCAGATTTGAATATTGTATGAAAATCGTGTTTTGCATCGGCTCTGGAAGATAAACATCCTTGTTCTTTAGTATAAACAACAGATGCCATAATATTATATATTTAACTTATATAATATTATACACCGATAAACATTAAATTAATCTCTATTCGTGGATAAATGTATTTATCCACGAATAGGATATGGGTTATCCTGATTTTTGTATCCAAATGGATACAAAAACACGGATAGACCTTAACCTCTATCCGCAAAGAATGTATGGATACAAAAACACGGATAGACCTTAAATGTTGTAAAGTTACTTTACTAATCAATTTAACAAATAAATATATAAATATTTACTAATTTAATAATTATATTCGTTAATAAATGAAAACTGGAAACACCATTCTACCAAAATATCAACCAACTACAATAGATGAAAAACATACTGAAATGTTAGAACGATTTAAGGATTCAGAATGTAATAAAATACCAGTCATTGAACAAGAAATAACAATGTTAAAAGATAATGTAAAAAAATTAAATGAAAATCAAATTGAACAATTTTTAGAAATACGTGATAAAATTAAGGAACTGAAAACAGAATTAAAATTTCTTAAAAATGAAAAGAAAAATTATTTATTAGATAATTCTAAATATATTTTTCAATATTTTGAACAAAAACAACAGATATCTAATAATTCTGTAAATTTACAATCTTCATCCAATGTTGTTAATTCTTTCTTTAAAATAAAATCCAAATCACCAGATGGGGCAAATTTACAAAGCGAAAAATATAGTCAATCTAAAAAGGCATATCAGAATTATTGGCGTAATGTTGGTAATGATCTACCTAATATTCAGAATTTTATTATTTCATCTGATGTATGTGAAATATGCCAGGTAGGTGAAATGATTCCACAAGATGAAGAGGGTATATTGATTTGCAATAATCAAGGTTGTGGTAAATTCATCACATATATTGTTGATAGTTCAAAACCTACTAACAAAGAGCCACCTAATGAGGTATCTTATACGGCATATATACGTCTCAATCATTTTAAAGAAATCTTATCACAATTCCAGGCAAAGGAGACAACACAAATTCCTGAAGAAGTTATTAATGCTATTAAAGCTCGTATTAAGAAGGAACGTATCAAGGATATGTCTTTGATAAACTATGATAAGATGCGTGATATCCTACGTAAATTAGGATTGAATAAGTATTTTGAACATATCCAATATATTAATTCGCTTTTTGGAATAAAACCACCGATTATGAATGAGGAATTACATGAGACTTTATGTGTGCTTTTTATAGAGATTCAGAAACCATGGGCTGTTCATTGTCCTGCAAATCGAACCAATTTTTTTAATTATACCTATACTCTTTATCAATTGTGTGTTTTATTAGACCAAACACAATATTTGCCCTATATTCCTATGATGAAAGATCGTGAAAAACAATTAGAACAGGATATGATATGGAAAAAAGTATGCAATGATTTGGATTGGGAATATTTTCCCTCTGTTTAGTAGAAACGTAGGTTTCTAAGTAAACTTCAATCTATAAGGCATTAAGGTCTATCCGTGTTTTTGTATCCATACATTATTTTCGGATACAAAAGACTGGATAACCCTTATCCTAATTTTTTCTTCTGCACTTCTATTACCTCTTCTAAATTACTCTATTGATTGTTCAAATATATAAATTTATATATATATATATATATATATATTATATGGAGGGATACGTATTATTTGATGAAAATGAATTAAAAAAACATTTTAAAATAATAAATAACAAAGCAACCGGTAATTGTTTGTTTGAATCTTTAGCACAAAATATGTTGTATTTTAATGAGGGAAAAACTATACCATTTCGGGATTCCAGATATGGTCAAGTTCTAACACTAGCAAAAAAATTACGCCAAGATGTTTGTGGTTTTTATTTACAATTCATACGTCAACATCAAGGTTTGGCTAATTTTCCGGGGACGGAGCAGTCTAATATTAATTATCTCATTACTACTAATTTGCTGATTTATAATAATGTAGATGAACATTATAACCATGCAAAATATATATGTAATGATAATGAATGGGGAGATATTGTTGATGCATTAATTATTTGTAAACTTTATGAATGCAACTTAACAATATATCGTCGAATTAGAAAAGAAACATATAATTTCTTAGATTTTACAAATAATACAGAATCTCAAACTCAAACATATTGTATTCGACATTTCAACTTGTTTGATCCAGATGCAGGTGAAGGAAATCATTTTGAAGCTTGCATACCGATATCGACACCGATACCGATACCGATACCGAAACTGCCCGATGAAAAATCTACAAATAAAAATAAAGAACAAACTATAACGTCTCGGGAAAAACCTCCACCTCAACCTCCAACTCCAATTATGGAACAATCTACACCGTCCCATGAAAAATCTCCAAATGAAAATAATGAACAAACTAAATCAATAGAAAATCTAAATTTTAACAAACTATTCATAGATATCATAATCAAAGAAAAGCGAAATTTTGATATTGATTTAATGAAAAAAATTGCTACTGCAATTTTTAGAAACCAAAATGAATATAATGATAAACTAGTGTATGATCTAATGTGGGATTTAAATGATACAGACTTCGAAATAATAAAAGGTAAATTTACAGAAGCCACAAACCCCCCTCCTAGCGTCGGCCCTGGTCACGTGGCCGTGACCTCAACATCCATCCCCCGTAATCACCCAGAAGAAGAACCCGAAGCCAGTCGCCCTCTCTCCCTCCCCTCCACGCCCAGAGGTCCAAGAAGAAGCAGTCTCCTCCTCCAAGCGGAAACAAGGGCCTTCAACCGGTCACCAAGCCCAAGCGAGACAAACCCTAATAAACGAAGAAGCAAAAAAAAATCTGGGAAGTCTAAGACGAGAACCCTAAGCCTTCAACTTTCCAAAGCCGATGACTTACATTCCAAAAAGCGCGTAAAACCTTAAATTATAAGGCGTAAAATCTGAGCTATTAAAAATAGAAGGGCCACATGTGTATAACCGAAAAGGATAGGTAATAAGACAATTTTGTATTATTTTACGTTAAATCCTTAAAAATATTTTAGGAGTATTAAATATACTATGGACATTAAGGATGCTCAATTACTGCAAAAAGATGCTACAATTAATAAATTAAAAAATGAAAATAATGTTTTAAATGATATTGTTGAGAACCTGAAAAAACAATTAGAAAAATATACAAATAATGAACGTCATAAGAGATATTATCAACAAAATAAAGAAAAGGTAAAAGAAAATGCAAAACAATATTTGAATAGATTAAAAATGGAGAACCCAGAAAAACTTAAGGAGTATCGTCATCGAGCTTATCTGAAACGTAAAGAGAGAGGAGTATTATTAAAACCTTCTTAAGGTCTATCCGAGGATTTGTATCCAATTGGATACAAATCTTCGTTAGAACCATATCCTATTCGTGCATAAATATATTTATGCACGAATAGGGATTAAACCCTTACCTCCTTTTAGAATTTATTTTATATAAACATACTACTGTATTTATTAAAGGTACATATGAAAATATAATTTTAGTAGATTTTCCAAATATGTTGGCAAATAGATTAGTTACGAAAGATTCTTTTGAATTATCTCCCTTTAATTTGTTTTCAATATCTGTTAGAAAACATCTTCCATTGACATTCCATATTGTTAACACAATAGTATAATAAAGTATTAAACAACTTAAGAAAAATATATTATTAGTTAAATACGGTGCAATTGTTATTACAATACACAATAGGGTATGAAATAATTGTATTAAATATGCAAATAGGATATTGATATTCATTATATAATAATATTTTATTTTATTATTTGTGATTAATATTTGTAATCACAAATAAAATATTGTTGATGAATAAAATATTGGTCTAACGTTTATTTGTATCCGCAAAGAATATTTGAATACAATTCCACGGATAGACCCATATCCTATCAGCGTATAAATATATTTATCCTCTGATAGAGATTAAACAGCCATTTTAAGTCCCCCAAGTAGATTTACACCTGCACCAAATCCTAAACCTGATCTTGCACTGGACCCTGCAGCTGGGATAAATACATCAAGAATACTAAATACAGCAGCAGCTGTTAATGCAATAATGACAATCTCCTCAATATTTAGAGGCTTTCTGGGTATCAAAAATGCAACAATTGCAACAGCTAAACCTTCAATAAGGTATTTAATTGCTCTTTTAACAAGTTCGTTAAAATCAAACATACTCATTCGAATATATATTATATTCAAACAAAATAAATTTTTAGTATTTATATTCCTAAAAAGAAATATTAATATCGAATAAAAATACTTAAATACTATTTTATCTATTTTTTATATTTGCTAAATATGTCAGCATTTGAAAAGAAGAAATTGCCTAATGGAAAAAAAAATCCTAAATATGTTGATTTGTGTGATGAAGATCCTCCAATCGCCGGGCAAAAATTTTGCTGTATGTCATTTGTTTCTCCTGAAAAAATTCTAAAAAAACGTGAGGTTCTCCTTTTTAATTCCTTTGTAAAAAACTGGGATTTCTCTAAATCATTGGAAAGATATCATGATTTTCTCCACTTTATGTCATACAAATATAATCTTAAAATTGATGATGTTATTGCTGATTTTAATGATTTTGTTAAGGAGGAAGGTGATAAAATTAAAGCATCAGGTGTAGAGGATGACTATAAGAACTTTGTTGATAAGAATGAGGAGAAATTCAATGAACAATTTAATCGAGATCATGCATTTCAAACATCAGTAAGAGGTCTTAAAGTTCGTGGTGTTTTTTCTACACAAGAGGAGGCAGAAAATAAATGCAAGGCCTTAAGGAAACAAGATCCTAATCATGATATTTATGTTGGACCTATTGGTATTTGGATTCCATGGGATCCTGATGCATATAAAACAGGAAAGGTAGAGTTCTTGGAAGAAGAGCTTAACCAGCTTCATCAAGAGAAACTTAAAAACGAAGCTCTTGCTAAAGAAGAGTTCGATAAACGTGTTAAAGATACAAAGAGAAAAGCCATTGAAGATAATATCAAATTGGCTAAAAAGAGTGGTAATGTGTTAACACAAACTATTGATGATGATGGAAACCTAATTGGTGTTAAAGAAAAAATAGATTTCGAAGAACGTGAAGTAGCTGATGTTGAATCTACTAAATTATATAATGAATTACAAATGAAGAAGGCAAATGAAAAGAAGGAGGATGAATTGGATTAATTTTATTTGAGAACGAGTAGTCCAAATTTTTCAGGTGCTTTCAGTTAAATATTAAAAAAATATATAAAGATGTGAATTTATATATTTTAGTGAACAGACATGCATACATTTTGTCAAATCATTCATAAGATTACAAGTGAAACTAACCAATTTTATAATTATTCTACTGCAAAATTTGATAATTCACATGGTGAAACGTATAAATTTATGTATGGTGCAACGGATGCATCTGAATATAAAATAAATGAAAATATATCATATGAAGCAGATATTGCTAATCGTCTATTAAAAACCGGATTTTATATATTCGCATCAAATATATCTGGGTACTCTATTCAATCAAAATTCTCATATTTTAAAAAAACGATCGATAACTGCTTTTTAAATGAGTATACTAGAACCGAATTTATTAACCGTTTTTGTAAAATTCAACGCTGCTATTGGGCTTTAAATAAAGCTGCTTATAATTATAAATGGAGAAAAGCGCCTTATCGGGTTAATTCCGACCTTTTTTTAAACCCTATTTCTGAAACCCAGCATAATGTCTTTACTTTAATGCATAATAATAACAAATATTTATTCACTGCGCTGGATTTGAAAAACATTATAGAGGGGGCACTATGTAATTCACCAAATATGTTTGCTGATCCAAATGATCCGAAAAATCCATATAATAATATTCCTTTTGATACAGCTACGCTTTATAATATATATTTCTTTATGAAAAAGGGAGACATAATACTATCTAGTATATTCCATAACTTTTTCCTTTGTAATTTTAATTTGGATAAGTTTATGGTTAATAACGAAGTGATTATACGTAAGAAATATATTCAACAACTTATACAAAATGCGGACGTAGAAGATTTGTATAATGATGGAATAGAAATGTTGAGTTATAATAATATAGCGAGACGATTGAAGATTAGCGAATATTTCCCGCAAAAAAGATTTGTAGAGATTATGCTACCATATTTGAATATATACTATATTTATAATTATAGTCTGGATATATGTGAGAGAAATAGAGCTGAACGAGAACTAAACCGACTGTTACGAAGGTTTTATTATAATAACCCTTGTTTTGGTAGAAAAATGATTGATTTGAGTAAATGTGCAAAGGATAGGGTAAGCTTTAATGACGAACACAAAGAGTTTTTGTCTAATAAATATCCTTGCAAAATTGTGAATTTGCGATTAAATTCACATACAAATAGAACATTAGAACCTCCTATAAATGACCGTAGTGTATTTGATAGATTGGCTGAAGAGATTATTTTAAATAGTTTGCATAGTCCAGCGAGAATAGGTATTGTAGCACGTAGCCCGCCTAATACTCCTACGTTTGAATTTGGTTTTGATTACGAAGAAAACGTTCGAGAAATGACTGTTGATGATTGTTGAAATTTTATGTTGTTAAATACATTAAAAAATAGAATATATATTGTTGATCGTATAATGCTTTGCTGTTATTCAGTAAAGAATTATATTAGTATTCTCATTTAGACTGTGCTGTAATAATAATCATTAAAAACTACTTTATTTTTAATACTTCTACTCATTTTTGCTGAACCTATATTTTCCGCTTCCGCTGCTTTCGCTATTGTTTCCCACGTACCAATAAGATTATTTGTTTTTACCTCTCTTTTTTCAACCTTTTTCCCAGTAGACGAAGATGTCTTATGTTTATCAACATCCCGTTTTAATGATAGCCCATAATAACCTTCATTTGTAACACCGTCGACCCATACTGTTGCCTTAATAGTATGTTCACAAGAATTCAAATATTCCTTAATATCTTTCATATCATTATCTGAGCATTCTTTATTTAAACTTCTTTTCCATCGTTGATATTCATCTAATAGGGTAGAATTTAATATTTTACCATTTGGGCTAAAATGACCTATATGGAATAAAAAGGTTTCCACATCGTTATTTATGAATTTTTTCTTATATTCTATTTCCTTTAATTTAACACCTATGTATCCATGAACTACTTGATTTTTATTTTGGGTGGTTAATCTTGATGGTTTGAAACGAGTATCCAAATAATTTTTTAATGCATGGAATGTTTCCTTCTTTGGTTTTGTTTTACTCCATATCCGAAATTGTCCTTCCATATTTACTGATGACTCTTCTACATCACTTCTTACTATACACATCGTATTAATGAATTCGGCGAATTTTTTAGTTAATTCATCCTCTGGTAAAATTGCATTATGATAAACTGATTGTTGTTCAGTTTCTATATTTTCTATCGTTGTTTTTTGTTTATTCATTATTTCTTTCATTTCGTTAATTTCTAGCGTCTGTTTTGTTATGGTTGTATTGTGGTTTTCTATTAATTCTTTTAATTCGCGGTTTTCTGTTTCTAATTCGTCGTTTCTTTTCATTAATTTATTGAAGTTATCTATGCTGTATGTTTTTGAATGAATGATATCCTTGATATGTTTTGTTAATTTTTCGATTGTGAAATAGGTTTTATCATATGCAATGATTTCAGTTTTTGTTTTATTATTGACATCGATTGTGCGTATTTGTCTCTTAATTTTTGGATAGTTTTTTATGAGATTTTCTATTTCTACTTTATTTTGAACTCTAAACGCAGCTACTAAAATGAAGTTATTATAGTTTTTACGATGATCAGTTACCCTTGTAGAGAGATCATTGGTATGACCGAATTTTATTAATTGTTCTTTGGCTTCATTAGTGTTATCTATTGTGCCAAAATAGATACATTCAGTATTGAGGGGGAATTGATCGATCGTTGCCTGTTCAACTGCTCGTTGTTTTTCTTTTTTTAATTTTATTTTTTCTTGTTCTGATGTTTCTTTAATTTGTACTATAATGTTTTCCTTTTGTTCCAATTGTTGTCTCAATTCATCGGTTTCTTCTTCGATTATTTGATGCAATGTTTCTTCCATTTTCATATAATATTCATGGATTTCGGATGCCTTTTTGGTCTGTGCTTTCAAACATAATGATTTGAAGCATTTTATTGTTAGCATAATGGTTTGCTTATTATGACCACCCCATTTCTCATTCTCAGAAGAAGGAGACGAATTCTTTGAACTTGCTCCCGGAGATTCGGGAGCAAGATTTTTGTACTCTACATTGAGTTGAAAATGTTTTTCTAATAATCTAATTGCTGTAAATTTTGAGGCAAATCCTAACCATTTCCAAACATTATCTAAATCAACCACAAAATCGATGTTTTTATCATAATTTAGATAACAATAAAAACTACTGACAAATAATTGTTGCTCAAATCCAGTAAAACTTTCTTGGATTTTTTTCAAAAACTTGTTGTTGTACACATTTGATAGCTTAACTATCGGATTTTTTTCGATAAGA